TGACCGCATCGGCAAGAAACTCCTTGCTATCCACCGTCAGCTCCAGGCCGAGGTGAACAGCCACAAGCCCCGCCAGACGGGAGGGGACTGCCGCTGCTGCGATACGGAGACGGCAACGCATGGGTCGGATGCCGACAACTGTCCGACCCTGTGTTGGCACTGCTGGAGGTTCCTGCGTAACAACGATTTCCGGTGCGACGCTGAGGTTCATGCTGGCAGGCCGAAGGTGCGGATGTGTGAGTGCGGGTCTGACTGCTGCGAGGTGTGCCCGGATAGGGCCGCCGAGGGGCGCACGGTCAGCGAGCGGTGCAAGAAGCGGATGCAACGTGCGACCGCATAGGTGGTTGTGTGAACTACACGGCTGTGGTTTACTGGGGACAAGCCGTTGGAAACCTATGCCTAAATCCACGCCCCGGACTTCCATCCCGGGGCGTTTCGCATGTTCAGGATCGAGGCAGCTATGGCCTACGTCATGTGCCGCTGCCGGCTCGCCATGTACCTACTTCCTGATGGCGTCACCTACACGTGCGAACGGTGCGACAGCCCTGACCTGATGGCGCTGGTCGAAGCAGACGAACCGGCATGACCTCCCGGGAAATCCCGTCAGGGCTCGACGGCGACAAGATGCACGAACGCGGCATCCGTGCTCTCGAACAACGTCACCGTGAAGCCCTCGCCAACCCTGTACGCCAACCATCACGGCGTCTGTATACAGGTTCCACGATGCTACGCAGGGCATGGGCTGCACCATCCCACCTACGCCCCGGACGCAAGGACCGGACGTGACCTACACCGCCACCCCACTCAAGGCACGCAACAGGGCGACCGACACCGCCGCCGCCATCCTCCTAACCATCGTCCTGTCGCCCGCACTCGCCCTCCCGTTAGGGCTGGCCTGGCGGGTCCTGGCCTGGACGGCTGGCCTGTAGAGACTCACGGTGCCGCAGCTCGTCACGCTTCTTCCCCCGCGACCTACGCCGCACCATCTTCCACGGCACCGACACGAAGAACAACATCGACGACGCAACCCACACCAGCGCAGCAACCACCCACATGGCCAGCACTGCGAGCACCGCAACCGGCACCGCCAACACCCACTTGACTGCGGGGTTGGAAACAGACGCCACCTTGTTGCGGATACGCCGGTAGCTGCCGCTGTAGGTGAACGGCGACGACGTCACCACTGACTCTGATCCTTGCTTACCCATGATGTCCTCCTAGACGTACTCCCATGATGGCAGACCCACGACGCCGAGGGAACCGTCCGATGCCCAAAGCCCGGAAGACATCAGGCCGACGGCTCGGATGGCAACACCAGAAGCTCCGCAAACAGATGCTCCCCTACGCCTACGGGAGACCCTGCCACTTCTGCGGCAAGCCCATGCTCCCCGGACAACAGCTCGACCTCGACCACACAGACGACCGACACGGCTACCGAGGCATGACCCACGCCTCCTGCAACCGTGCCGATGGAGCACGCAAGACCAACGCCATCAAGGCATCCACCTCCGACCCACGCTCCCGGGACTGGTAGGGGAGGGGGCGGTCTGATCCCGGGCGGCCTGACGGGCTTCAAGCGTCCGCGTCTCTCCGTTCCCTCCCCAGGGCCCTTCCGACCGAGGTCACCATGAGTGTCTGCGAGTTCTGCGGGTTCGAGGCGAAGACGCAGGCGGGCCTGGATCGTCATCGTTCGGCGAAGCATTCGGAGCCTGACTGTGGCCCGGTGGAGGGTGCGGTCCTCCGCGACCTTCGCGGGGTGAGGGGTTCTGAGGGGTTGCAGCAGTCGGCGGTCAAGTTGGCCGCCCGTCTGGATGAGTCGACGTCTGCGCGTGATCTTCCGGGGTTGGCTGCTGAGTTGCGTCAGACGTTGGCGACGCTCGGGGTCGTGACGGAGGATGAGGAGCGAGCGGATGTCGTCGACCAGCTCGCAGCCCGACGTGTTGGTCGGTTCGCAGACGCCAAGGATCATGTCGTCCCCGCCGAGGGCGGTTAGTGCCGGGGATGAGGCGGTTGAGCTTGCGGCCCATGCGGGGTTGCATCTGGACCCGTGGCAGCAGCTCTGTCTGACGGAGGGGCTTGGGGCTACGTCGGATGGGCAGTGGGCAGCGTTCCAGGTTGCTCTGGAGGTGTCGCGGCAGAACGGCAAGGGCGGGGTGTTGGAGGCCCGCGAGCTTGCCGGTCTGTTCCTGTTGGGGGAGCGGCTGGTCATCCATACGGCGCACGAGTTCGCGACCTCGTTGGAGGCGTATCGGCGCATCTTGGAGCTGATCGAGAACACCCCGGACTTGGACCGCCGGGTGCACAAGGTGATGCGTTCCAACCAGGAGCGCGGTATCGAGCTGAAGTCGGGCCAGCGGTTGCTGTTCAAGGCCCGGTCGCGTGGTGGTGGGCGCGGGTTCTCGGGTGATTGCGTCATCTTGGATGAGGCGTTCGAGCTGCCGGTGGCGGCGCATGGTGCGCTGCTTCCGACGTTGTCGGCCCGGCCGAATCCGCAGGTCTGGTACGCGTCGTCTGGAGTGAATCAGCAGGTCCATCCGCACGGGGTGGTGCTGTCCAAGCTGCGCTCCCGGGCGTTGGCGGGCGGTGACCCGTCGCTGTGCTATCTGGGCTGGTCGGTGGATGAGGACGACTACTACGCCGACCCGGAGAAGGTGGCGGTTGACCCGAAGTTCTGGGCCATCGCCAACCCGGGGTTGGGTATCCGTATCACCCCGGAGTATGTGGCGAACGAGCAGCGCGGGATGGACCCGGTGACGTTCGCGACGGAGCGGCTTGGGGTCGGGGATTGGCCGAACCCGGATGCCGAGTCGGAGCAGGTCATCGACCGTTCGACGTGGGACGGGTTGGCCGACATGGACTCGAAGATCGACGGTCCGGTCGCGTTCGCGTTCGACGTCAACCCGGAGAGAACCTACGCCGCCATCGGGGTGGCCGGGAAACGTAAGGATGGCCGTAAGCATCTCGAGGTGATCCAGCACAAGGCTGGCACCCGGTGGGTTGCGGACGAACTCTTGAGGCTCGTATCCAAGTGGTCGCCGTGCGCCATCGTGGTGGACGGCAACGGCCCTGCCGCGTCACTCATAGCTGAGCTTGAGGATGCCGGTATCGGCATGAAGGCCGACGGCGGCCTGCTGGTGAAGGCGTCGGTGCAGGACATGGCGCAGGCGTGCGGGTCGCTGTTCGACGCCGCACTGTCGGACGAACTCAGACATCTCGGCCAGTCGATGTTGGACGCGGCGCTGCGGGGCGCGAAGAAGCGTGACCGTGGCGATGCGTGGACGTGGTCGCGCCAGTCCGGTGCGGACATCTCGCCGCTGGTTGCGGTGACGTTGGCGTCCCACGGGCACGCGGTCTATGGCAACCAGCCGCAGGGCGCGGGGCTCAGCTTCGTGTCGCTGGCGACGTAGGAGACATCATGAGCCGTTTCGTGACGCTGGCTGAGCTGGCCGGGTTCTCCGCAGTCGTCTATGGCGTCTATCTGCTGGCCCCGTGGGCCGCGTGGATCGTCGGTGGAGTGATCCTGGTGGTTGCGGCCGCGGCGATGGACGGGAGTGACACGTGACCATCGTCCGCACCCTTCTCGACGGCTCCAAGCGGGCCGTCTACGCCTCCGACGTCTGGTCCCGCTGGGCCCGTGGTGGCGACATGCCGGGTTCGGGCACCTCTGCCGGTATCGAGGTGTCGCGCGACAAGGCACTGAGGATGGGTGCGGTCTGGTCGTGTGTCCGTCTGCTGTCCGAGGATGTTGCGACCCTGCCGGTGCAGACGTTCACCCGGTCAGGCGACACCCGCTCGGAGGTTCCGAAGCCGGTTTGGATGCGTCGTCCGAACGCCGAGTTCACATGGACTGAGGTCGTGCAGCAGTTGATGACGGGTCTGCTGACCGACGGGAACGGTCCGTGGGAGGTCGTCCGGGACCGGTCGACACGTCCGGTGGAGGTGTGGCCCCGCGATCCGCAGACCGTGGAGGCCGAACGCGACTCGTCGGGACGCGCGAGGTTCCGGGTCATCCCCCGCGACGGGGCTACTTCGTACACGGTTGAGCCCGAGAACATGCTGTACGTCCGCGGGTTCACCCTCCCCGGGGCGCTCCGAGGGCTGTCCCCCATCTCCTATGCCCGTGAGACCATCGGCGAGGGCATCGCCGCCCAGCAGTTCGGAGCCAAGTTCTTCGGGCAGGGCGCGTACGCAGGCGGGGTCATCCAGTTCCCTGGCGAGGCCACGACCGCACAGGTCGACGAGTTCATCGCGATGTGGAAGCAGCACCATCAGGGCGTGCAGAACGCCCACCAGCCGGGCGTGCTGACGGGCGGGGCGCAGTGGCAGCAGGTGTCCATCCCGCCGCAGGACGCGCAGTTCATCGAGTCCCGCAAGTTCACCCGCTCGGAGATCGCCGGGATGTTCCGGGTGCCGCCGCACAAGATTGGCGACCTGGAGCGGGCGACGTTCTCCAACATCGAGCAGCAGTCCATCGAGTACGTCGTCGACAGTCTTCGCCCGTGGCTGGTCCGGCTGGAGTCGGCGATGAACGCTCTGCTCCCGACGGGGCAGTTCGTGAAGTGGAACGTGGAGGGGCTGCTGCGTGGCGACACGCTGGCCCGCTACCAGGCGTACACGCAGGCCCGTACGGCCGGGTGGATGAACGTCGACGAGATCCGTGCGCTGGAGGACCTGAACCCGGTCCCCGACGGGCAAGGCCAGGGGTTCGTGCAGCCGCTGAACATGGGCCCGCTAGGTGTGAACCCCCTCAAGGAAGGCGAAGACGATGCGTGAGCGCCGACTGTTCGATTCCAAGCTCGAAGTCCGCGAGCAGGACGGCGGTGGCCGGACCCTGTCGGGGTACGCGGCGGTGTTCAACCGTCTGTCCTCCAACCTGGGAGGGTTCGTTGAACGGATCGCCCCTGGGGCGTTCGCCAAGACCATCTCCGAGGCGGACATCCGGCATCTGCTCAACCATGACGCCAACGTCGTGTTGGGCCGCAACCGGTCGGGGACGCTGAGGCTGGAGGAGGACACGACCGGGCTGCGCTATGAGGTCGACCTGCCCAACACGCAGGCTGCCCGTGACCTAGCCGAGTCGGTGGAGCGCGGGGACATCACCGGCTCCTCGTTCGCGTTCCGGGTGGTCGGCGACGACGGGGACGAGTGGTCGCTGACTGAGGATGAGTTCCCTCTGCGCACCGTCCGCCAAGCTGCCCTGTATGACACTTCCACCGTGACCTACCCGGCCTACCCGTCCACCCAGGAGGACGACGTCAAGGCCGCCGTCAGGTCGCTCGCACGCCAGCTCGACCGCCCGGTCGATGAGCTGGTCGCTGCGGCGCAGGCCAACGAGCTGCGTTCACTGATGACTTCTGCGGACGACGCCCCTGACGGGCCGGACGACCTCCACCCGTCAGGACTCGCGGTCGCCCGCAGTCGCGACCTGGAACTTCTCCAGGCCGCTTTCCCCGGAGCCGCGTGACCCGCACTCCACCCCGACGAACCCGCTGACCGGCGGGTTTTTTCATGCCAACAGGAGATGATCATGGCTACCCGTGACATGCTCCAGCGGGTGCTCGACGAGCGTGCGAAGGTCTGGGAACAGGCCAAGGCGCTCAACGACACGGTGCTGGGCGAGAACCGCGACTACTCCGCGGAAGAGAACGAGAAGTACGCGCGGATGTCCGACGACCTCAAGGGGTTCGACGAGCGCATCCGTGAACTCAAGACTCAGATGGAACAGGACCAGCGTGCCGATGAAGCCCGTTCGCTGCTTGACCACGACCCCCGCCCGTCTGGTGGGGACAAGCGGGACGAGCGCGACTCTGACGCGGAGACCCTGCGCAAGATCGGGCAGGGAGAGCTTCGCGGGTTCCATTTCACCGGGGAGGCTCGTGACCTGACCGTGGGTACCGCTACGGCGGGTGGGAACACGGTTCCGACCTCGTTCCGTGCTCAGCTCCTCGAGCACATGATCGACACGTCCTCGATCCGGCAGACCCGCGCGTCGGTGCTCACTACATCTAGTGGTGAGGACCTGCAGTTCCCGAAGACGACCGCGCACTCCACGGCGGCGCTCATCGGTGAAGGTTCGACTATCACCGAGTCTGACTCGACGTTCGGGCAGGTCACCCTGCAGGCGTTCAAGTATGCGCTGCTCATCCAGACCTCCCGCGAGCTGCTGGAGGACTCCGCGGTCGACCTGACCGGCTACCTGGCCCGCCAGGCTGGCCGTGCTATCGGCAACGCTTCCGGGGCGCACTTCGCCACCGGGTCCGGGTCTGCTCAGCCGAACGGGATCGTCACCGCTTCGACGTTGGGTGTGACTGGCGGCACCGCACAGTCCGGTGCGCCTACTGCGGACGAGCTGCTCGACCTCTTCTACTCGGTGATCGCGCCATACCGGCGCGTCGGCGAGTGGCAGATGTCCGACTCGACGGTGGCTGCCCTTCGCAAGATCAAGGACGGCACCAACCAGTACATCTGGGCGCCTGGCCTCGTTGCTGGTGAGCCGGACACGCTGCTCGGCAAGCCGGTTGTGGTCAACCCCGATATCGCAGACGCGGCGGTCAACGCCAAGTCGGTCGTGTTCGGTGACCACTCGGCCTACCAGATCCGTGACGTGAACAGCGTCGAGGTCGCACGTAGCGACGACTTCGCGTTCAACACGGACCTTGTCACCTGGCGGTTCGTGTTCCGCACGGACGGTGACCTGCTCGACACCACGGGTGCTGTGAAGCACTACGTCGGTGGCGCCAGCTAGTAGCGGCTGATGGGGGCGTCCTTCGGGACGCCCCCTACCGCCACAACGGAAAGGACAGGCGTGAAGGTCCGAATGAAGACGTTCATCAGCGGCACCCGCGACGGGGAGCCGTGGCCCGAGGCCGGTGGAACGCTGACTGTCGGGGACGCCGAAGGTGCCGACCTGTGCGCCAACGGGTATGCCGAGCCGGTCGGCGAGAAGCCCGTCAAGCGTGCCGAGAAGCGTCCGGCCAAGAAGACGGCCGAGAAGCGTTCTAGCTGATGGCCATCACTGACGTGCTTACCGACACCGAAGCGAAGACGGCCCTCAACCTGACCGGTGAGGGCCACGCTATCGAAGTGGGGCTGTGGGTCGCTGCCGTCTCCCGGAGGCTGGATGACCTGTGTGGCCCGGTGGTCCTCCGCACCGTCACCGATGAGACCCACGACGGCGGGGTGAGCTTCGTGAAGCTGCGCGACACGCCGACGTCGAAGACCTCTGCCACGTCCATCACGTCGGTGGTGGAGTACGACGACACGGCCGAGACCACCCTTACCGAAGAGACCAACGCGGCCAAGCCTGCCGGCGCGTTCCTGTTCGACCGGCGGCTCGGGTTCCTCCACCGACGGTCTTCGGGCACGGACGTGCGGTTCCCGTCCGGCCGTCAGAACGTGCTCGTCACCTATCAGGGTGGGAGGTTCGCCGACACCTCATCGGTGGACGAACGGTTCAAGCTGACGGCTTCCGCCATCCTGCGTCGTCTGTGGCAGCGGGAACAGGGCGCGTGGGCGACCGGCGGTGACCCGTTCGCCGAGGCGGGGAGCCCCGGGTTCTTCAAGGCGATGTCGTACTCGCTGATCCGCGAGTTCCTGTCTGACGAGATGCGCACCCCGGCGGTCGCCTGATGGAGATCGCGCTGCTGCTCTTCATCCTCATCGTGCTGGTGGCTTCGTCGCACCCGCAGCGTCGCAGCGGTCGTGGCAAGGCTCCCGGAGGTAGAAGGCCGCCTCCACCGTCCGCCGTCGACCGTCCGCCGCCGCCTGATGGGAAGAGCTGATGGCAACCAACACGACCGTCCTCGACGTCGAAGACAAGCTGGTCAACCTGTTCGACGCGGCGGTGTCCGTCCCGGTCACCTTCGCGTGGCCCGGCCCGGCGACACAGTCAACGTGCGTGTTCCTCGGTGTCCACCCGGACGCGCAAGACATCCTGCTTGACCAGTCGTCCGAGGACCCGGTCATCAAGGCCGGACGACGCCAGTCGCAAGAGGAATACCGGGTCACCGTGACGATATGGGCGTTCCGTCCCGACCTGTCTGCGGACGGTGCCCGCGAGTGTGCTGGCACGGCTCACGACCTGTACGACGTG